TTGTGTTCGTATAATTTGGGGACCAAATAGAGCTTTCCCATCAACTAATACCGCAGACGTATAATTAAACCATAAATAAACAACTATGAATACATTTGATAAAAACATGGAAAAAATCTTTGATGTAACACCAATCGAAGAAGAAAAAAAACCATTGGTGCCTATTGTAAATAAATCACCAACGGATGACCTTGACCTCAAGACGGACCTGGTAGATGCTTACGAACAATCTAAAAGCAATCTACAAGATATTATTGACCAAGGCAAATATGCTATGGAAGAAATTCTACAAATTGCCAAGGCAGGCCAACATCCAAGAGCATTTGAAGTTTATGGTACCCTGCTCAAGAATATGGTAGAAGCAAATGACCGACTATTGAAGATGCAAAAAGAAATGCGTGAGATGGATGGCAAGAAAAATAATGCTGATACCAAAATTAACAATGCTCTGTTTGTGGGTTCTACTGCCGAGTTAAGTAAGTTTCTCAAAGGGAAAGAATGACCAATGATTTAAAATTTGGTGAAGCTTACCGTGATAATCCTTTACTTAAAAAGGCAGGCGTCAAAGTAGAATACACACAAGAACAAGTTGATGAGTATATCAAGTGTTCTAAAGACCCAATTTATTTTGCCAAAAATTACATTAAGATTGTGAACGTAGACGAAGGTCTAATTAACTTTAAGATGTGGCCATTTCAGGAGAAGATGCTTCAACTGTTTGCCAAAGACCGTTTTGTTATTACTAAATGTCCTCGTCAGGTTGGTAAAACTACCACAACAGTTGCTTATATGTTATGGGCAACTATCTTTACTGAAACACAAAACTGTGCTGTATTGGCCAACAAAGGTTCATTAGCAAGAGATATTTTAGCCAAGTATCAACTTGCTTATGAAAACTTACCTATGTGGTTACAACAAGGAGTTGTTACATGGAACAAAGGTAACGTAGAACTTGAGAATGGTTCTAAGATTATTGCTGCTTCTACATCATCATCTGCTATTCGAGGTGGTTCATTTAACATTGTATTCTTAGATGAGTTTGCTTTCGTACCAAACAATATTGCTGAAGAATTCTTTAACTCTGTTTATCCTGTAATTTCATCAGGTAAAAAAACAAAGATTATTATTGTGTCTACACCGAACGGTATGAACCTATTCTACAAGTTGTGGATGGATTCTTTAAACAAGAAGAACAACTATACCAACTTTGAGATTCATTGGTCAATGGTACCAGGTCGTGATGAGAAGTGGAAAGAAGAAACAATACGTAATACCTCTGAACGTCAATTCAAACAAGAGTTTGAAACCGAGTTCTTGGGTTCAACCAATACGTTGATTTCTGGTTACAAGTTACAACAGTTGGTATACAAAGACCCTATTGCCAACCACGACTTGTTGAAAATCTATGAACATCCGGTCAAAGAAGGTGTTGATGAAGCCAAATCTGACCACCTATATTGTATCTGTGTAGACGTATCTGAAGGTAAGAATCTAGATAGTTCTGCGTTCTCGGTAATTGATATATCTCAAACACCATACAAACAGGTGGCAACATATAAGAGTTCGTCAATCACACCAATTCTATTCCCAACAGTCATCTATAATACAGCCAGATACTATAATGACGCCTACGTATTAGTTGAAATCAACAATAATCCACAGGTGGCAGACTCACTACACCAAGATTTTGAATACGAAAACTTGTGGAAAATATTTACAGGCAACAAGAAGCCACAACAATTGTCTGCCGGTTTTGCACGTGGTATTCAAATGGGTCTGAAAATGTCAGTTCAAGTCAAGGCAATTGGTTGTTCAAACCTGAAAACCTTGATTGAAGGTGATAAATTGGTCATCAACGATTTCGATACCTATTCAGAATTAACTACTTTTGTACAGCAAAAGAACACATTTAAGGCTGAAGATGGTGCGAATGATGATACCGTGATGACTTTGGTGATGTTCTCATGGTTAACAACTCAACAGTATTTCAAAGAAATTGTCAACCACGACATACGTAAACAGATTCAGTTAGAGAATATGAACCAAATAGATGATGATGTGTTACCGGCACCAATCATTGAAGATGGTCTAGAACACGACTTTGAAATTATAGATGGTGACTTGTGGGAAGTTTCAAACGGTGGAGAAACCTACGCCACGTTCACAAAAAAAATGCTCGATAGAATGTAAATCTGGCGATTCATAAATATCTAATATGGTATAACTGCCAAACAAACATAATAATTCAAGGAGAATAAAATGGCATTTCAAATCTCTCCAGGTGTAAATGTATCGGAAGTAGACTTAACAACAGTCGTACCTTCAACACTTACAACTTCTGGTGCATTTGTTGGAACATTCGCATGGGGTCCAGCAAACAAAACTAAATTAATCGATAGTGAAATTACTTTAACAAAGACTTTTGGTAAACCAGACGCTAATTCAGCAACATCTTTCTTTACCGCTTCAGGTTTCTTGGCATATGGTAATAACTTACAAGTTGTTCGTGCTGTTGCCAATACAGCAAAAAATTCTGTAACAACTGGTTCTAGCTTACTGATTTTAAATGAAGATACATATGAATCTTCTTATTTAAATGCAAGTTCATCTGGTTCATATGGTCCATTTGCATCCCGTTATGCTGGTTCGTTAGGTAACTCCATTCAAGTTCAAGTGTTTGATTCGGCAAATACAACATTGTTTAATAGCTGGGCATATAAGTCTTACTTCACTGCTGCTCCAGGAACATCAGCTCAAGCAGCTGGCGTTGGTGGTACAAATGACGAAATGCACATTATCGTTATCGATTCAACAGGATTGATTACAGGTTCTGCAAATACAGTACTAGAAACATATCCATTTGTATCAAAAGCATCTGATGGTGTATTGAACGGCGCAAGCACATATTACAAACAAGTTTTGTTTAATAAATCAAAATACATTTATGCTATGGATCCTGTTGATTATACTAATACAAGTGCAACATGGGGCCAGACATCAACTACAGCTTTTGCTAGAATTAGTACCGGCACATATGCCAATGGTAACTTCTCTGGCACTTTAACTGGTGGTGCTGATGGTTCTCCTACGGATGCCGATAAACAAACTGGTTACGCTCTGTTCTCAAACAAAGAAAGCATTGACATTTCTTTGGTTCTAACAGGCGATGCAAGTGTTACAGTACAACAATACGTTATTGATAACGTTGCAACAGCACGTAGAGATTGTGTAGCATTTGTTTCTCCACCAGCTTCAGCAGTTGTTAACCAATCAGGTAGCGAGACAACAAACATTCAATCATGGTTGACTTCATTAGGTCGTTCATCTTCTTATGTTGTTGCCGATTCTGGTTGGAAATACCAACTTGACAAATACAATAACGTATATCGTTACATTCCATTAAATGGTGATGTTGCCGGTTTATGTGTATACACAGATACAGTTAAAGACCCATGGTTCTCACCTGCTGGTTTCAATCGTGGTGCTATCAAAAACTGTATTAAATTGGCTTGGAACCCAACCAAGACATACCGTGACACATTGTATTCAGCAGGTGTTAACCCTGTTGTAACATTTCCAGGTCAAGGTACCGTTCTGTTTGGTGACAAGACATTACAATCTAAACCATCAGCATTTGACCGTATCAATGTACGTAGATTGTTTATCACATTAGAAAAGTCTATTGGTAAGGCTGCTCAATATTCATTGTTTGAAATGAATGACGAGTTTACACGTGCTCAATTTGTAAACTTAGTAACTCCATTCTTACGTGATATTCAAGGTCGCCGTGGCATTACTGACTTCAAGGTGGTTTGTGACACAACTAATAACACATCAGGCGTTATTGATTCAAATCAATTCGTTGGTGATATCTACATTAAACCTGCTCGTTCTGCCAACTTTATCCAGTTGAACTTTGTAGCCGTTGGAACTGGTGTTGACTTCAACACTATTGTTGGTGTGGCTTAATAAATAAAACATAACAGGAGAAAAGAATGGCATTCAATGTAGCAGAATTTAGAGCAAATATGATTGGGGACGGTGCCCGTCCTAATCTATTTTCAGTCTCTTTAACTTTTCCAACTATAGCTGCAAATAGTACTGCTGCTGGACAAAAAGTAACATTCATGGCCAAAACAGCACAACTACCAGGTTCAACACTTGGTACTGTGCCAGTTTACTATTTTGGTCGTGAACTTAAATTTGCTGGTAACAGAACATTTGCTGACTGGACATTAACAATCATCAACGATGAAGATTTCTCAATCAGAAATTCAATGGAATCGTGGATGAATGCTATCAACAGTCATGCTGGTAACATACGCAACAATTCAGCCGTATCATCTTCAGGTTATACTGTTGATGCTTTGGTTACACAATTTGGCAAAAATGGTAACACACTTAAGCAATATAAGTTTGTTGGATTGTTTCCACAAGACTTAGCACCAATCGATTTGGACTGGGGTTCAAACGATACCATTGAAGAATATGCAGTAACATTTGCATATCAATGGTGGGAATCAGTTGGCACAACTTCTTGATTTTACGGGAGGCCTTATGGCCTCCTTTTATGTTTCTTTGACTTTATAATTGAATTAAAAATATGGCTAATAACACAAATAAGTTTTCACTTTTCGGCTTCACAATATCCCGTGAAAAGGATGAACTCGAAACTGCGTCACAACAATCGTTTTCGCCTCCTTCTACGGATGACGGCGCATTAACTATTACATCTGCCGCTTACTATGGTACATATGTTGACTTAGATGGTACTGCCAAAAATGAGGTAGAACTCATATCACGTTATCGTGAAATGGCAATGCAACCAGAAATCGAATCAGCGATAGATGATATAGTTAATGAAGCCATCGTACAAGACGATGATGGTACAATTACTAATATTGTTTTGGATAATCTAAAACAACCTGATAAGATTAAGAAAGCCATTAGAGAAGAATTTCAAACTGTATTACGTTTGTTAAATTATGGTAATATGGCACAAGATATTTTCCGTAGATACTATGTTGATGGTAGATTATTTTATCATGCTATCATTAACAAAGAAAATCCTACAGAAGGCATCAAAGAATTAAGATATATCGATCCACGTAAACTGCGTAAGGTACGTGAGATTAAGAAGATAAAAGATGACCGTACTGGTGCAGATGTTATGCAAACGGTCAATGAATATTATATTTACAACGATAAAGTTGTAACTGGTTCATCATCAAATTATGGGCCAGTAGGCATTCGTATTACGACCGATTCAATCGTTTCGATTGTTTCTGGTCTTATGGATTCACGTAGAGCAGTCGTTCTGAGTTATCTACATAAAGCTATCAAACCTCTCAATCAGCTTCGTATGATTGAAGATGCC